TACCAGTATTGTCTGGTTCACCTTCACAAAATGCAAACTGAATTCAGATAATAAACTTCCGCGACTATCGTCCCACGAATCCACGGCAATACTTCCACTACCTGCCATACTCGGTATATCCTTAATCCTACGGGTTCTATTCTCACCGTTATAATTCTTAAATCCGAGCGTAAGGTTCTTCAGTTTAAATGAAGCAGGTGTCTCGAGGCTTCCTTTGACGGTAACATCGACATCGGGAAGTATAAGCCCAAGGTCTTTGAAATAATCATTGAAAGATTCTGCACCGTAGGCAGTAGGATCGCTAAGAGAAGGCAACTCTTTGAAGGTTGTATAAACGCCATTTTTATTTATGGCTCTGAAGGCAACCTGTATTTCATTGAGGGTCTTCATGAAGTCTGTTCCACCCGAAAATTCTTTAATGAAGTCAAGACCACTGTTTTCTACTTGTTGATAGAGATTTGAACCCATGAAGAAAGCAAGGTTTCTATCTACTACGCCCTGAGACATAAGCAGGTCTTTAAGATCATCGAAATCGGTCATCTGATAAGCGGCAGTGTAATACTGCTTCATAGCTGAATCTACAAGGTGCTTAAGCACACCAACGGTAGCTGTTGCGGGAATATTAACACCATCCCTGTTAGCTTGGTTGATGACGTTAGTGAGACCTTCTGACAGCCATATCTCATCGTTGATGTATTTGTCGAGCCAGTAGTCGGCTTCCATGGTGTTCTTGGTAAGGATACCTGTTCCGCCACCACGCAGTTCTTCGTAATATCTCTGGTTGCTCTGTGTCCCCCCACCAATGCCCCAGTCAGCCTTTTTGATAGAGTTATGGAAAGTACTTGAATACCATCCACTTGATTTAGGACTTCCGCCTGCTGATTCAAGAGAATAGTTTCCACCTGTTACCATGAGTTCCGTATCATCAGGAACAGCTATGTTAAGGTGAGTTGTTACGAGCAATGGTGTTGCTGTGTAAACCCTTGCGGCGCCTACACCACCATCGTTACCAGTGATCTGATACCTTGCAGGCATGATAGACTGAGTACCCGTAGGATTCTCAATATAATATGCGGGTATGATAAGCTGATCGTTGGTGTTAAGGTAGCAATTTCCATTGGCGTCAAATTCTGCGGCGTCAATAGAGAAAGTTATATCTACACCCTCGGCAGCTATGGCTATTGCGCCATTGAGCTTGACAAGTTTAGTAAGCGAGCCTTCTGCCCATACAGTAGTGGTGTTACCCTTTATATTAGTGGTTTGACCATTAAGGTATAAGAACTCAAGCAGGCCAACGCCCTTGCCGTAGTATTTAATATAATCCCCGTAAATCTGGGGCTTGAGCATAGTGTTATAGATACTATCAAATTGATATCCATAACGCACGTTTTTAGTATTGGAACTAATTGTTCCAGGTACGGTTGTTGACATTTATTGTTATAAGTTTAAGTTACTATTCTTCCTATCTATATCGTTCGGAATGGAAGAAATCTCCTACCCCCGGTAACTTATCCTCTGTTGTGGTCTGATCTGTTGATGTTGCTGTATTGGGTGGTATTATATTATCTAACTCTTCGTCTGTCTTTTCCTGTATAGACGCCTTGGCCTGTTTCTCAATGACTGCTTTCATTTGCGGGAAATATTCCTCCATGAATAAAGCCTTTTTTAGCAGTTCCGCAGTGGCAAGGTTTTGCTGGTTAATATCAAGACCGCCCTTGATAAACATATTATCGAACATGTCGCTCAATCCAGTCTTAAACTCATCAGGCACAACAAATTTAAAGTCCTCATTCACGTACTCATCGAACTTATTGAAAATCTCTTTAAATGGTTTTGCAGTGTTTACCTTGTCCTCAAGGGCTTTTGCCTGCAATGCCTCTCTCTCCTCTTTTGTTACCGTCTTTGGTAACTCAATGCCGGATAAAAGATTTCTTATGTTCTCTTTAGCACGTGCGGCACGTACAGCGAGCCTTGCTTTGTCGACACTCGTCCATTCCTCGGGTGGTGTCTCGCCGTTAATCTCACTTATTATCGCCTGCTTAAGATCATCCAAACTAATATTGGGTAAATCTATCTTCTGCTCTTTCGCTATCACATCCAGATCACTCATCTTACTGAGATCACTCATTGCTACTTCCTGTAACATGAATGGGTCTTTATCAGGATACTTAACGCGGAGTTGATCGGCGACATACGCACTTTTAATCAGGGGTTTTGCTAAAAGGTCGGACATGCCGTTTACTCTTAGCTCTTCCAATTCCGTCTTATATGCCTCAACACTCTTTGCAAGATCATCGTGACCTTTCAACTTCTCTTCATATTCAGCCATCTTCCCTGATAAGCCGAATAATGCCTTCACCTCGTCGTCACTCTTGTAGGTGGTGTTATACCTTTTATTAAAACTTTCAATGAACTCGTCCACTTTAGCAGGTTCTTCGGTGGTTGTACCCCCCGTTGTCGCCCCCGTCTGTGGCTCTGTTGTTGTCGTTTGTTCTTCAGACGTGGACTCAGGGGTTTCTGTTGTCTGCCCCTGTGTCGTTTCGTCCGTAGTTGTTTCCGCCTGTTGAGTTTCTTCGGGCGGGGTCTGACTTAAATGTTCAAACTCTCCCATTGGTTTCTGTTTTTATCTTGTTTTTCACCGCAAAGATAATACATTTAAAAATAATGGGGTTTTAATAGGTTATTTTGGGGTATGAACATACCACCTCTTTTTCTTACTCATGTAAGGGGAATGGGGGATTTAAACTCCCATGTATCTCATAGCTGTTCGCCTCATTACACGACAGCCCAACGCCCCTGTGCGATCCTTGTGGACATGAGTGCCATACCGACAGATGTGGTCGAGGTCAAATATGGACATTTGTGGGGTGGCCGTTTAGAGATACCGCGCTGATTTACTTTTCACAGTATCAAATGATGATTTACCAAAGGATTCCGCCCTAAGACTAAGGCGTGGTGGTTATACTGATCTCTTCAAAGCCAAATGGCTCATGGGAAAACAGAGTGATGAACCGTATCCTATACCATGTGTTCTGGGGGCTTTCTATTTTTGTACCAGGGAGTATTATACCAAGTTGGGCGGATGGGATACCGAGCCGAATAATAGATATTGCGGACACCAGAGGTGGGGATCGTTGGAGCCTTATCTTAGTTTGAAAGTATGGTTAGCGGGAGGTTCTTGCGTATTGTATCCTAATATTGAGGCAGGGCATGTGTTTGCGAGAGTAACAATTTATAACCAATGGGCAAAAGGGGGGAGGAGTGCACAATGGATGTTTTGGAATAGACTCTTTATATTAGAGACGATGATATTCGATGAAGGATTAAAACAAAAACTCTATAACTTCATGCACCCTGAACTTAATTTCGGAGTCGCGCAAAAGATGATAAAAGAACATTGGTCTACGGTACAGAAAGTCAAAGAAAGAAACAGGCAGTTGTTTGTCAGGGATCATACTGTATTCACGGAAAAGTTTCGATATTCATTTGAAATATAATTAGTATCTTTGTGGGGAAATTCAATCCTCACATGAAGAGAAAACAAAAAATAGAAATTAAAATTTTGAGGGGGCGTGGCTTCCGGGCCACCTATCTTCATGTGGGGATGGTTGCCCCCTCTTTTTATTACCCATAGTATATAGTCATTACCCCGTGCAGTCACAGGCGGGTATTAAATGACAGAAACCGACCCAAGGTTCTCTTTTATAGAGCAAACAGGTCGTGAATAATCTAACGCATAGATTGTGTCTGATAAGCGAAACGAAGTGACCGAGGCGACGAGCATTCCCCCATTAGAATTTTAAAATGGGGGTAGGGGGTAGTAATGCTCAGAGCCGAGGGAGCAAGAGAGCAAAAGACTTTTATTATCTGTCAATTATACACTAAATAGCAATAATAAGATAATTAATACCCACAAAAGTTATAATGGCATACTATGTCTTTTTGTGTAGAAAAATGATTAATTTTAAAAGCATTATCTCTGCACCATCTCTTAATTGAGATTGAAATAGAACGGAGTTGTATAACTAAAAAAGAAAAAGACAATGGTCATTTTAAGTTTTTTAACCAAGTGGGTTGATAATCGCGATTCAAAACAGCGCGTTCATCCCCGCGACATTTGGGCATTAGGTGGACGCTGGTTCATTCTCAATCCAACTCTTTGTGTTTCACTCGATATAATCAGTGTGGGTAAAGATATATAAGAAACCCCACCTTGGAATGGAAATTTAATCAAGTGCGAACCTAAGAAAAGACCATCCCTCCGTGGGGCGATTTCTTTTAACTTTATGTTTTGTGACCTTCGCACCTAATTAAATTTTTAAACCGGTGCAAAGATACTACTTATTTTTTATATGGTGTCAACACTACCAATGTGGTGTTATTTCATACATTCGATATATCTTACCAGTTTCCTTATCATATGAAACCCTATATACCGCACTAAATTCAACAGTTTCATAATTAGAAACATCTGTATCAGCAGAAAAGGAGGGGATATCAATAAGTTTTATCTTGTTAGAAGAATTGCGTATTGCCCTTAATAAAGCCCTTCTTACCTTTGGTGGTATCTTATCTATGGTTGTAATTTCCATTATTTTAATTTTCCCCAAAAATAAACTATACTTTTGACATTTCCAAATATTTCATTAAAAAAATTCTGATATAAGTACTTTGACTACTAATATTGAAACATTCTTAATGGGATATATTTACTGCTTTAGCGGGAATTTAACTACATGCTTTGTCGCATATACTTGCTTAATTTACCCCTTAATTTAGGCTAATTGCCCCGTGTTATCAGGACTTGCAGTGGTTTGGTTCGCCAAGGGGGGTTCGGAAGCCATGGATGCGTTTTGTTGCTCTGGCGGTAAATTTGACTGTATCACCGGCGGGTTGGCGTCCCGATAAGACTGCATACCATTAAGTGTTGATAATGCTTTGGAATATTCACCAAAGACATCGCCACTCATTCCCACACGGGCTACAACATTTTCAAATAATCTCATTCTGTCCTCGGTTGAAACTGCCATATTATCGTCCTCCGCTAATGTTAATTCCTTTTTCTGCCGCCAATTCCTCTCTTAATGACTTATAAAGGTCTGCCGCTATCTGCTTATTCGATTCTCTATCTTTAATAGCACCACGGATTTGTTCTTCAGCAATATCTGCCTCTGCCTGTGCTTTTATCTTAGCCAATTCACTTTCTCCCTTGGCTTGCTCTGCCTTGGCATTTTGTTCTGCCTGTACCTGCATCATCCTCTCGGAATTAGCCTGTGCCTCTTCTTTGTTTTTCTCAATAGCATATTCTAATTGTTTTTCCAGTTCACTCAAGTCGGCGCCATTATCAAGTTGTGACATGAAGTATATGGCATCATTAAGGTCTATGCCCGGACGCTGTTCTCTCGTATTCTGCAACGCTATATCTATCCATTTCTCGAACCTTGCCTTTGCCGCCTGATCAGGTTTTGCCTTTAGTCTTAGTCCATATTGCACACCCTCTGATTCCATTCTCACAAGGGCTTCCATATCGGCATTACTGATAACCCCCGCATAAGCCTTACGTATAGCCGTATTGTTACGTATCCCTGCCTGCATCCTTCTCATCATACACTCACCGATACTTTGTTTTATCTCAAAGGTGGCATCGAGTATTGGTCTAAGAACATTGGCTGTGGCCTGCATCGCCGCCTGTGTCGTGGCTACTGGTGCATTAGGGTCGGGTGTGGTGCCAAGAGTAACGGGGTTGATGCCCGTCTGTCTTTCTACCTCCTTCATCCACATGTCAAGGGTCTGCATGGTTTCCTCTACGCGCTTTCTCATACCACCATCAATGGCTGTTATTGGCGTGGCCGCACCACCTGTATATAAACCTGTGCCCGAACTATATTGATATAAGAAAAATCCTGTTTGTCTGAATAACTTAAGGACTTGTGCGGGTTTTAACTTCTCACCGCCCATAGTTACATTACCAAGCATAGAGGTGTTTATAGCATAGCCATTTTCTACCATCTTGGCAAGTGAGTTCTGATACCTTAGAAATGTTATCTCTATCTGGTCAAGGACGGGAATTAATCTCTCTATGATAGCCGGCTGAAGTAACTGTTCTACGTGTACTGGCAGTTGTGGTTTGCTATATCCTTTGCGGGATGCCATCTTAACCACTCCATAATCAAAACTAAGGTCTTGCCCGACAACCCAAAAACATTCTCTCACATTACGTACGTGTACTTTCTTTACTTCTTTATTAGCCGTAGTCTGCCCCTCGTCCTCAAAAGCTATATCTTTAACGAGTTTACGCCCGTAAGAAGTATAATACTGACGTTTCTTTATGTCCATGTCTATCCATGTAGCCCAGAATACAGGTACTTTAAAACTGTCGTAGCCGTATAGTTGTGTCGATGGGTCTAATGCACTATATTTAGTGTCCCACTTATCTACGGGATTGCCATAGTGTCCTACCGATGCTTTAGCGAGGTTCTTC